GAACTCGGAATAACCTACGGTCGCTCCCGTGTCTATGAATTAGTAAAAAACATTGGAGGTAATAGATGAAAACAACAAGTGAACTTATGGCAACGATTGCCGAGTGCCGCGCAAAAGTTTCGCCTATGATAGCGGACGAGCAATGGGTGGACAGGGTCGCCCATAAATTGGGCAGCGGTCGTTAAAGCAAACAAATTGAAGAAGAAAAGGAGAAAAAGAAAATGATAAGAAGTACAATGTTGACAGACGCGTTCGGTGAGTATAATAGCGACTGCGAAAAGGTGGAACGCCTTGAAGCACTTGACGAGGCGATTGCCGAGATAGAAGAGTTAGGCTTTGAAACCTACGCAGGGCGCACACTTGCAAAACTCAAAGAAATGCGAGAGTATTGCAAGGAAGAGATTAAGGAAGAAGCGGAGTTCGAGGGTGTTTGCCCTTATTGCGGAGCGGACTTGGACTATGACGAAAGAAGCGGCGAATATGTGTGCCACGAGTGCGGTTATGGCGGCGGATATGTGCCAAACGAAGATAGGCTTGAAGAGATTTAAGGCAATGACGAAAGCGAAATTTTTGTACAAAACAATAAATAAAGACGGCGATGTTGAATGGTGGTATGAGTATCGTGGGTATGAATATTCAATTACACCTTTCAAAACGGAGTGGTCGTTATCGGAACTCCACAAGAATGAACAAAGCAACATAGATAGGCTGATTGAAATAAACCATAAGCCGTCCTTTAAGGGCGAGCCTGCTGAAAAGGGGTTTGAACTTTTTTGGAAATATTTGGAGGAACAAAAATGACAAGGCAAGAAATGATTAAAAAACTTGAAAAAATCCACGACGCACTTATGTGGGAAAGCAATGACGAATTAACTGACCATACAAAAAAGTGGGCGTATATATTTGTTGACCAAGCACTCGAATGTTTACAGAAAAACGAGGAATGCAAAAATGACTAAACAAGAGCAAATAGAAGAAATGGCGAAAATCATTGACGAAATGTACAATGTATACACAACGACAGCGGATGATATTGCAGAGGGGATATACAACGCAGGTTATCGAAAGACCTTTACAAGCGACCTTGCAAGCGACACGCAAAAGGCGTTCAAAGAGGGGTACGAGAAAGCCCGTAAAGAAACGGCAAAAAAGATTTTTCAAAAAGTAGTAAACATTTGTAGAAAGGAAGAGGATTTCCAAGACGGCACAGTAAATACACAACTTGAACCTTTATATTTCGGAATAATGAATGGTTGTGCTTTTATAAGAGGTGAAGTAAAAGAACTTGCAGAACAATACGGCGTGGAGGTGGAAGAATGAACAAAAACGAAATTAAGAAAGCATTAAAGTTTTGCGCTGACATCAACGACTGCGACAACTGTCCGTACGATGTTGTTAGAAGTTGCAGCGACAGGCTAAAACTCGACGCTCGTGAACTTATCACTGAACAAGAGAAAGAGATTGAACGGTTGAAAGCGGAAAACGAACAACTCAAAGTGAAACTTGAAAAAAACCCGTTGGCAATTAAGCAAAAGATAATGGAAGAGGACGACTACGAATTAACCGAGCGAGAACAAGCAACGCTGTTTCTTGATAGAATGGGAAGCGACGTCGAAATTCTCCACGATATAGTTGAAAACCTTGACGAGTTGCTCGGGAAAGGTATAGACGAGTACATAAAAGGCATAGACGGCGTTGAGGGCTTAAAGGATATGTGGGAGCGTTCGGCGGTCAGGGCGTTTGCGGAAAAGGTAAAAGAAAAATACTCGTTATATGATGACAGGCATATTCTTTATCGAATAATCGACGAACTGTTAAAGGAGTACGAATGATGAAAATCAAAGACGTTAAAATTGGAAGTAAATTCAAATTCGGGAAGATAGAGTTTGTAAAACTCGACAATACTCATAGTGGTTGTTTGTGTCTTGCGACGGGCGTGCTGTTCGGAGATTGCTTTGACGAGGATAACCTAAACAACTGGGCAACATCAACACTCCGACAGAAACTTATGGAGGTTATCGGAGATTATATCGACACAAGCGCATTAGTTCCGTTTGACAGAGATTTGACGACCGACGACGGAATGACTGATTACGGACATTGCACGGACACTGTATCGCTCTTAACTTGCGACGAATACCGTAAATATAGGAAACTTATCCCGAACTGCGGGGAATGGCATTGGACGATTACAGCGGACAGTATGGAATACTCGTACTCTGTTCGCAATGTCTTTTCAGTCGGTTCATTGAGCAACCTCAATGCGTACGGCGGCGGCTGCGGGGTTCGTCCACTTTGTGTTCTGAAACCTGATACTATTGTGGAGGTGCAAAATGCCGAAGATAAAGGTTGAGGTAGAAGTGCCAAACGTTAAGTATTGCAAGACTTGTGAATACCGCGAGTACTGTAAAACTTGTGAATATAGCAGATATGGTGCAGGCGATTTTGCGGGTTGTACTTTATTTAGCGGCGCAATAACACTACGGGAGCAAGACGGCTTACCTGAACGTTGTGAACAATGCAAACAAGCGGAGGTGGAAGAATGAAAAGCGTTTTAATTTCAATTCGCCCGAAATGGACGGAAAAGATAGCAAATGGAGAAAAGACAATCGAAGTGCGAAAGACCGCACCGAAATGCGAAGTGCCGTTCAAGTGCTATATTTACGAAACGAAAGGGCAGTATGTAAAGTTTACTCACGGCGCACACACAAAGTATGGATATGGACGTGGTAAGGTCATCGGCGAGTTTATCTGCGATAAGGTCTATTCGATAAAAAATCGAGGTAGCAGTTTTTCTGTTGCAGACGAAGAGCAAAGCGTAACGAACGAAATTGCTCGCCAAAGTTGTCTTTATTATGACGATATGGTTAGTTATTTTGGCAACAAAGACGGTTTTGGTTGGCATATCAGCGACTTGAAGATATACGACAAACCGAAAGAGTTGAGCGAGTTCTGTATACCTTGCAAAGTCAGTTGCGAAAATTGTAAAAACCCGCTTTATTTTGAATGCTGGTGCGAAGAAAAAGGGAAAAAGATTGTAACCCGCCCGCCGCAATCGTGGTGCTATGTTGAAGATTTAGGAGAAGAAGAATGAGAGAAATACTTTTTAGAGGCAAACGAGTAGATAACGACGAATGGGTTTATGGTTTTCTTGTAGAAGCATTAAATTGTGTTACAGACAAAAATGAAACATTTATAATCGAACAAGACGCAACTTATTTTACCTACGGAGAGTTTGCTTGCACAGTTGAAGTCAAGCCAGAAACAATTGGGCAATTTACGGGCTTATGCGATAAGAACGGCAACAAGATTTTCGAGGGCGATATTGTAGAAAGTCCGCACGGAACACAAGGGGTTGTAGAGTGGCAAAATGCAGAATGTGCGTTTTTAGTCAATATCGGCGACGATTGGCAAACAATGGACGATTGCCCTTATGAAGTAGTCGGCAATATATATGACAATAAGGAAGAAGAAGAATGAAATTAGAACTAAAAAAGAAAGACGAGGACGGCGCAACTTTTTATCGTTATCGTGAAGATGACCATTTAATATGGTTTTCGCAATACGACAATGGGAATATTTACCGAGTAAACATTCAAGGAAACGACGGCATAGAATATTTTGCGGTTGAAGATGAAACTTATTATCCGAAAGAGTTTTATTATACTGTTCCGAGAACAACAATATCGTCAATGAAAGAATTTGATGAGTTTAATAAAAAGATACAGAGTGCAGAAGAATTAAGATGTTTTCTTCGTCGGTTTTTCGCAGAAAGCGAACACGGCAAACTGTACTTTAATCAACATAAGCAATAAGAAATATATACGACAATGAAAACACGAGAAATTACGGACGAAATTAAAAAGCAAGTAGTCGAGTGCTATAACCGTCATTATTCGACAGAAAAGACACTTAACATAATTCCTATAAGCATATACCAGTATTATGGGATATTACACGAGGCAAGGGAAAAGGGCGAGTATGTGATACCGCCCCACTCCCCAAAACCAAAGTCGCCGAAACCGCAGAAAGTGCAGAAACAGCACGAGTACGATGTGCGCCGATATAATAACCCTAAAACCGCAGAAAACATAGAAAAGACCATTGCAATGCGGGCGGACGGAGTAACGCTCCGAGAAGTCGCAGAAAGGCTTGGCGTGTCGCTTGGAATGGCAAAATACTATTGGAGTATAGCAATATATAGGGGCGAGCAAAAGACGGGCAGACCGAACAAGTTTGAGCCGAGCGGCATTGAGATTGCCAGAATGAGGCAACTATATGCGGGCGGAGCGTCGGTTGCCCAGATAGCCGCAGAAATGGGCGTATGCGGGACGACGATATACAAGTACATAAAAGATAATAAATGGCATAGGGCGGCGGTCAGGGATATTCACCGCGAGCGCGTGATATACTTATACCGTTGCGGGTTATCGTATAGCGATATAGCCCGCGCAATAGGTCATAGTATAAACTATGTAAGCACATTGTTAGACGGGGAAAAGGAAAGGCGCAAGCCGTGGACGAGCGACGACGAAAGGGCTTTGATTGTAGCCGTCAGGGACGGGAAAACGCCCGCCGAGATAGCCCCGCAAATGGGACGGAGCGCAAACACAATATCGCAACATATTTACTTATTGCGGAAATGCGGAAAGATACCGCCGAGCCAAAGGGCGATAAACCGCCTTAAAAACGGCGAAAGCGCGGCGGACGAACAAGTTATCAACCGAGCATAAAAAACCGCCCACGGGGCAACCACGGGGCGGGAAAGGGCAAAAAGATACCCACGGCACAAAACCGTGGGCTTTTCTTTACTTATTAGCAAGCACTTCTTCAAGTGTATAGATGTATCTTTCGCGGGTAAAGACAACCGCTCCGAAAAGGCGGGCAATCGCATAGGCGCGTCGCTTGTCGGTGTAATCCTTTTGTTTTCCGTTGATAAAAAGCGTATAGATTGTCATTGTCTTTATTCTCCTAAAATGTATTGTATGTCGGCTGTCGGCAAGTCGCAGATTTGTACGCGTTGCAGGTCAGGCGAGTTCGGGAGCGACACAAGCGCGTCGCCCTTGCCGAGCAGGTCAACAGCCTTTGCGCAGTCAATTATATTGATACTATGTCTTTGATTATTGACCGACAGGCAGATTTTTGTTTGGCAGCCGTATTTTACGGTCGAATTGATAACTTGCAGCACGGGATTTTGTGTCGCTATGATTGCAAACACATTGCAGGCGCGCCCCAGATTGACGACTTTATTCATAAGCGTGTCCAACATATCGCGCGCTTCCTTTGTGCCTTGTCGTAATTGCGCGTATTCGTCGATAACAAGCACGAAAAGCGGAAAATCCGAAAGGTCGGCTTTTCTCTTGCCTTTCTCTTGTAATATCTTATATCGCTTGTCTATTTCGTCGGCGGTTTTGCGGATAAGGCGCAGGGCTTCGTCAAACGTATAGGCGACGGGTTCAATAAGTTGTGGCAGCCGCCCGTCATATATCGAAAACTCCGTGCGCTTTAAGTCAATCATTAAAAAGACGATTTCCGACGGCTTCGCACCGATTGCAAGCGATAAAACAAGGTTATTTACGGCAACGCTTTTGCCGCTCCCCGTTGCGCCCGCGACAAGCACCGAAAGTGTGTCCATAATGTTCGCCGTGATAGGTTTATTATCAGTATCAATTCCGATGAGCATTTCGCCCGCGCACTTGTTGTATGCGTTCCGCCCGAAAGCGAAAAAGTTAGGGAAAGCGCGTTCAGGGTTCGGGATTGTGATTTTAAGCGTATTGCCGACGCCCGTATTCGCATTGTAAGTGATTTTTTGTCCCGTAGCGATTTCCAGTGCGCCGATAGCCTTTTTGACCGTTGTAAGCGTGTTTCCGCCGTCAAGGTGTGCCGTGTATGTCGTGCAAGTGTAGCTCAGCACCGCAGGCGCAACCGTGCACGGCGCGCCGTGTGCCGTCAATGTCGATTGTATAAGGGTTTCAGGATAGTATTTCATCTTTTCGCGTTCCACTCCTCGGCAAGTCTTTGTGCCTCCGCCCACGTCGGGCAAGGGTAAGCGTGCAAAACCTTTCCCGCGCGGCTCGAATTGTTCAAAAAGTATAAAATGTCCGCGTCGCGTGGTATGCGCTCGGCGTTTTTCTTTAATTTGTCGATTTCAAGCGACGCAAGCCCCGCCGCGTCGCGGTCGTGCGCCCTATGCGCAGC